TAGTGGATGGATTGAAGCACAATATGTAGAAACAGCAAATATAATACGGTCAACAGAATATAGGATAAAATACGTATTTCAAAAACAAAAATTAAACGACGTTATTGGCTTCACCGCATGGTTTGAAAAAGGAACACGCAGACGAGAATATGTATTTAAAACCAAATATCAGAATGCAGAACGAAATAAACTCGGACGAGTAACATGTAGTGCATTGGCAGAATATACACGCCCTATATTAAATTCGCTTGTTGGAGAACCTAACAAATACAATGCAAGTAGTCTTAAGGAATATAAGATAAATACTACAATGAAAGTGTGTATTCTCATTGAAGTTCTGATGCGAGAATTTAACGATAGTAAGAGTGAAAAAATATGGTATATAAATAATGAACGTGTTCTGATTAACAGAATTTATGAGATGCAAGCGTAAAATTGATTTCTTATTATAATATATATATAACCAGATATAAAATGGCACAATTAAATAACGAAAAAATATATGGGGTCTATATTAAGTCAATTCTTAACAAAAAAGTTGTATTATCCATCACTGAGATAGGAAGCAATACGAAGAAAATTCTCGAAGAAAAAATTACATATGGTGTAGAAGGAAAGTGTATAGCAGAGGGATTTATACGACCAGGTTCGGTTAGAGTTATTAGTTATTCATCACCTATTATACACGGAGATGATGTCGAATTCCATACAGTGTTTGAATGTATGATATGTCATCCCGTAGAAGGTATGAAAATAGAGTGTGTAAGTAAAACGATAACCAAAGCAGGTATTCACGCAGAGGTTGTGGATATGAACGAGGTTGTTCCAGTCGTAGTATTTATCGCACGCGACCATCACAACACAGACAAATATTTCAACACAGTGAAGGAGAACATGGATATTGTCATTAAGGTTATTGGTGTTAGATACGAGTTAAATGACCCATATATATGTGTAATTGGGCAATTGATAGAGAAAACGATAATCCAGGTTAAAAAACCGAGAATAAAAGTGGGAGGAGAAAGTGATTTATTAATATAATAAAAATATTTAGATATAACATTTATTAATATATAATAATGGAATTCGATTTAGAAACGATTAAACGCAAGGTCGAATCACTCGCTAAAATTAATCAGATAGATATATTGCGTATTCTCAAGAATAGTTCAGGAATTAAAATAAATGAAAACAAAAGTGGTGTTTTCGTGAATTTATCTTTTTTACCGAAACAGACAATAGATGAGATTATTCAATATATTCAATATATTCAGGAACAGGAAACAGCATTACAATTGATCGAATCGCAAAAAAATGCTTTTAAAAATGAGTTTTTTAAAGAAGAAACGATAAATTATTCTGACCGATAATAAACAAAATTGACATATTTGATATTTTTTATTGAATATAGTGACTTGAGTAGTTTACAGGCATTGATAAATCTGTTATTCCCGAACATCCAGTTAAATCTGAAATATGGCGTTTTGAAGCATCGAAACATCTGTTATTTTCGAACATCTTGTTAAATCCAAAGTATGAACATTTCCAAGCATTGATACATCAGTTATTCCTTCACACCAACTTAAATCCAAAATATGAACATTTCCAAGCATTGATACATCTGTTATTCCACTACAATAACATAAATCCAAAGTATGAACATTTCCAAGCATTGATACATCAGTTATTCTACTACAATAAGATAAATTCAAGGTATTGACGTTTCCAAGCATTGATACATATGTTATTTCCGAACATCTTGTTAAATTCAAGGTATGGACGTTTCCAAGCATTGATACATCTGTTATTCGTTTACAATATGATAAATTCAAGGTATGAACCTTTCTGAGCATAGATACATCAGTTATTCCACTACACCAAGATAAATTCAAGGTATGAACGTTACCAAGCATTGATACATCAGTTATTCCTGTACAACCTGCTAATTTCAAAATACACGTGTTTCCTAACATTGACACATCTGTTATTAGTCCACACCAACTTAGATCCAAAGTATGAACATTTCGAAGCATTGATACATCTGTTATTTCTGAACATCCATTTAAATTCAAAGAATGAACGTTTCCAAGCATCGATACTTCTTTTATTCTTATACAACTATATAAATCCAAAGTATGCACGTTCCCAAGCATTGATACATCCGTTAGTCCTCTAAAACATGATATTTTCAAATTATGAACTTTTCCAAGCATTGAAATATCGATTATTCCGATGCAACTAGATAATTTCAGAGTATTGACGTTTCCAAGCATCGAAACATCTATTATTTCCGAACAACAACATAAATTCAAGTCATGGACGTTTCCGAGCATTGATACATCAGTTATTCCTTCACACCAACTTAAATCCAAAATATGAACATTTCCAAGCATTGATACATCTGTTATTTGTTTACATGACGATAAACTCAAATCATATACGTTTCCAAGCATCGATACATCTGTGATTTTTTTACATCCCACCAAATCCAAAGTATGGACATTACCAAGCATTGATACGTCTTTTATTTTCCTACACCAAGATAAATTTAAAGTATGGACGTTTCCAAGCATTGATACATCAATTATGTTATTACAATATGATAAATTCAAAGTATGAACGTTTCCAAGAATTGATACATCAGTTATTCTGCCACAACCCGCTAGATTCAAGGTACGGATATTTCCCAACATAGATACATCAGTTATTCCTTCACACCAACTTAAATTCAAACTATGTATGTTTTTTAGCATTGATACATTTGTCAATCCTTTACATTTTGATAAATGCAATGATAATTGTCTATTTGGATATGCTATTTGTGATAATATTTCATTTCGGAATGATTCACCATTCTTATCGTCTGATGCAAATAATTTCGAACTTTCTTTATTTAGATTTAAATATTGATATTTATATCTAGAATATTTCATTTTTTTTGATGTAGTTAATAATGATCTAAAATCATTTCCAGATAAAAATCTTCCGACCTCATATATCATATCTTCTGGTAATAAATTCATTTTATAATATTTAGGTTTGTGTTTTTTGTATATTATGAATAATGTATATGATAATCAATTTTATAAAATATTCATTTTTCTATCCTGCTCATTAAACTTTCAATATATAAACGTTTCCAACCTGCTAATTTCAAATTACGAACTTTTCTGAACGTGACATACCTAGATTACTATATTCCAATAAATAATAAATTCACCATGTTATCATAATAAATATTACAAAATTGGATTAGAGACAACTCGATATTAAATATAACGTCAATGTCTGGAATATACCATAAAATGTTTGTAAATTATTCATTCGACACACCTGAAAAGATCGATTTATTAAATAAATATATGTATGTAAGGGCGAAACCTATAATCGTATCGGATACAAAAGCATTCGCAGTAGAATCTAAACCTGTGGTTCAATCTGAAAAAAATGATATTTATTATCCGGAAAAGAAGGATATGTTATTTTGGTGTCTTTATATTGCTAAAAATGGAATGCAATCATATAATACTATATCTCATGGATATAGCAACATTGAAATGGAAGAGAAACATAAAATAATGGAGTTTATAAAAAGTCAACCAAACCGATTAAAAAATACAAATGTGAAAATAACAAATATATCAGCACAAGAAATAATGTCAGATATTGTTACAAATGTATCATTGAGTATTTCTACTCTAGTAGCAATGTCTGTATTTTACAACGCTAGAATTATATTGACTAAGAATAATAAGTTTTATATCAATATATGTCCAAATGAAGAATACGAAAACACATTTATTTTTCATAAGAATTCAAATGGAGATTATGGTGTTGATATTTGCACAACAGAATTAAAAATTCAGCAAATTGAGGCAAATCAACTATGTTTACACAGATTCGATAAACCATTAGATGCTATATCTAATTTTTCAGTTGACGAATTAAAAAAATTGTCTATCAAACTAGGCGTAGACCATAGCATTAAATATAAAAAGAATGAACTATATCAAGAAGCAACACGACGATGTTTATGGTAAAATTGATTAGATAAACAATATTAAAATAATATGTAAAAATACTATATATGGAAAAGGAAGCGAAAGCCACAAAATCGGATGGCAATCGCCGTTTAGAATTGCTAGTCGATCATTATTTAGAGAGTAATCCATTTAGCGGTCGTCCCGACGGCAAGATAAATGAGGTTGAGATAAGATTTGGCACAGATGCAAGAAAGAATAAAATAACACAAATTGATTACGAAAATGTAGTGAAACGATTATACCAATGTGGATTCAAAACGGATAATCCCGATGGTATGCACTCACTGCGCATATTTCATGAATATACGGACAAAGTATCGGGAAATTCTATAATGTCTAATATTCGCGGTGAAATCATCGGAGTTGATTTAATACAGGAATATTGTAGAACCAATAGTATACAGAAAATACTGGATATGCCATCGTCGACTAATGATAAGGTTATATTCACACAAAAAACTCGACCTAAGACGGAGGACGGTGTTACAGTTGAGGCTGCCGATTTCAGTGACTTTAATATCCGTATCGCATATCAATTAGAACAGATATTCACAGCTCGTTCCCCTATTATACGCGGAATCATACAAAAATGGAGTGACGCAAAGAAGACATTCCGTCATATGAACCGAGTTCGTTTCTACCATGATACTCTACCATTCTTCGCCGATATAAGTGTTGTGCGTAAATCAAAAACAACTAATAGGGGTATACCTATGAAATTTTATACTATCCAAGATGCAGGAGTCCTTACAAACCCAGAATCATATGAAATAGAAATGGAAGTAGATAATAGCAAAATCGGTATAGGAACAGAATATAATACTAATAAAAAACTAATTGATGTAGTTCGTCAAGGGATACGAATTGTTATGGGCGGTATCCAAGGAACTAATTATCCTATATCTTACGTAACAAAAAGTGAAATTCAAACAGAGTATATGCGACTTTTGTATGGGGATAAATACCAACCAGGTTGGGTTCTCCCCCAAAATTTCGTAGGACCGTCTTCAATGACATTGCAAATGCAAAATATAATGGAATTTGATGCAAACTCGAATTTACCTAATATACGTAAAAATTATACAGTAACTGATAAAGCAGATGGAGAACGAAAATTATTATTTATTAACAATAAAGGACTTATCTATATGATTGATACAAATATGAATGTAATATTCACTGGTGCTAAAACTACAAACGCAGAGTTTTTCGAGAGTCTATTGGACGGTGAGCATATTAAAAATAACAAACATGGTGATGCAATTAACCTATATGCTGCATTTGATGTATATTATATTAACAAGAAAAGCACACGCGAATTTGCATTTTATAATAATAATGATATATCAGATGTAGAGGCTAATAAACAAAAATACCGTTTGAATTTACTTAAACAATTTGTAGAGCATTTGAAGTTTGCCAGCGCGTGTGATTTCATAGTTAAATGTAAAATATTCTATAGTGACACGGCGAATATTACGATATTCCAATCTTGTTCTACAATTCTTTCGGATATTAAGGATGGTATATATGAATATAATTCGGATGGACTAATATTTACACCCTGTAATACTGCAGTTGCGAGTGATAGAGTAGGGGTAGCAGGGAAGTTAACAAAACCTTTGTGGACGCATTCGTTTAAATGGAAACCTGCTGAATTTAATACTATTGATTTCCTAGTATCACTTAAGAAAGACAAGAATGGAAAGGACGAAATACATAATATATTCCAAGATGGTCAAAATGTACAGGATAATAAAAATATTATTCAGTATAAAACACTTACATTAAGATGCGGATTTGATGAGTTGGATCGCCGCCACGGATTTGTAAATCCATACGAAGATATAATTCAGAATAAAGTCATTGAATACGACACAACTAATAATCGTGACAGATATAAACCAGTTCCATTTCAGCCGACAAACCCAGTTGACACGAATGCGTCTTCTGCTAATATAATCTTAGTCGAAGATGGTGTTAAAGAATTGAATATGTTTACTGTCGAGGGTGAATACTTTGAAGAGGATACGATCGTCGAGTTTAGTTACGACACCTCAAAACCAAGTGGTTGGAGATGGACTCCATTGCGAGTTCGTTATGACAAGACAAGTGAATTAAAGAGTGGACTCAAGAATTATGGTAATGCATACCATGTGGCGAATAGCAATTGGCAATCTATACATAATCCAATCACCAAAGAAATGATAAGTAGTGGTTCCGGGATACCAGAATATATGGAGGAATCCAGTGAGGAAGGTAGCGGAGCGGCAAACGAAGGTATATATTATAACCGTATAGGGAATGAGACTAATCTAACAAGGGGTCTACGCGATTTCCACAATTTATACGTAAAAAATAAACTAATCACTAGTGTAGCAAATAGGAATGATACCCTAATAGACTATGCAGTGGGTAAAGCAGGGGATTT